GTAATGAGTATAATAGAAAGCAAGATAAGAGCCAAAAGAAACAACAAAATAATCTACAGAATTGATAAGGTAGAAACATTAACAGGAGGACTAGAAAACGATAGGCTAAATGAAAGGCAATAAGATACCTAGCTACTACAAAGGAATAAGATACGGCTATGAAGCTCGCAAAGTCATTGAAGACTTTGAACTCAGTTACAATACAGGAACGGCTGTTACTTATTTACTAAGAGCAGAAAGGAAACACGATAGTCCAATTGAGTGCATACAGAAAGCAATCAATCACTTACAGTTTGAATTAGATAAACTAAAGAGATGACACTATATAAATGCGAATGTGGTAAAGAAGAAAAAGAAGTTGGAAAAGCTACAATAGTCTTGAGAGATAAGAAATGGGTATGCAAAGAAGCCCAATGCAGTTGCGGTAAGTATATGGACTCAGAGCCAACAGAAGGAATACCAACACTTAAAAGAACTGAAGCATCATTAAGTAAACAAAGAGACAAGCTATGGGCAGGAGCAAAAGAAAAGCTTATAGGAACAAGAGGAGTAAATGAAGATTATTAAATGAAAAACAAAAGAATAGTAAAAGAGCCAAAGGTATTAGAAAAGAAAGTTATAGAATACTTTTACAATAACCCTGAAACAAATACATCTAAAGAAATGGAAGAAGTCTTTAATGTATCACACAGAAGGATAAGAAACATAATGACTAAGCATTTAAAAGATAAACTAGAAAACAGTTTTGCAAGAAGAATGGCTAGTTACTAATAAATAAATTAATAAAAATTCTATTATATACTATGAAACTAAAAATCAACGAATTAAAACCAAACGAAAGCAATCCTAGAATAATCAAGGAAGCTAAATTTAAGAAACTAGTAAAGTCTATTAAAGACTTCCCTGAAATGCTAGACCTAAGACCAATAATACTTGACGAGAACAATGTTATTTTAGGAGGAAATATGAGATACAAAGCTTGTGTTGCAGCAGGGTTAAAAGAAGTACCTGTTAAAATAGCAAAGGGCTTGACAGAAGAACAGAAAGAGGAATTTATTGTAAAGGACAATGTAGGCTTTGGTGAATGGGATTGGGATATTTTAGGTAACCAATGGGATAACGCAAAGTTAGGTGAATGGGGTATGGATGTTTGGCAACCTGAAGAAGCGGTAGACTATTCTGTATTAGAAGACTTAGACTTAGGTTCAACATTACAAGATAAAGAAGCTTCAGTAAAGAGAGCAATACAAATTGAATTTGAACCTGAGCATTATGACGAAGCTGTATTACTAATTAACACAGCAAGAAAGGAAGGGAAAAATGTAGGGTTAATTGTTTTAAATGCGTTTAAGAATGACGCATAATGTATATGTAATATCAGCAGGGAGATATGACAAACTTCCATTCAACGAAGAACAAAAGAAGAATTATATCTTTTGCGTTAAGAATGGTGAAGGAGAGTTGTACAAAGAGAACGGATGCTTTAATGTTTATGAAACAGGAAACTTAATGGATAGCAGAAACTATGCACTAGAACAAGCATTCAAACATAATAAGATATGTGTTCAGTTAAGTGATGATATAAAAAAGGTAGTAGTCAATAAGAACTTTGGCTGCCCTACTAAAGTAGACCTCGATTTTGCTATTGAAGATATAGTCTCAAGGTTCAACGAGGTAAAGGGTGTAAAGTTATTAGGAATACCACCAACAGACAATTACTTCTTTGCTAATAAAATTGTAAGTGTTAATACTTTTTGTATTGGAGATATGTTATTTGTAAAACCTTCAGACATTAGATTTGATACTCAGCTCACTCTTAAAGAAGATTACGACTTCACTTTGCAGCATAGGGAGAGGGGAGATGTTATAAGGTATCAGAAATACTTATTTTCTTTTGAACATTATTCAAACAAAGGTGGAGCAGTAGATGTTAGAGATGATAAGGAAGAACAGAAAAACATAAGAATACTAAAATCAAAGTGGGGAGATAAGGTAAGACTAAATTCTAAACGCAAAAATGAAATACTAATATGAAAACAATAAAACTGCAACAAGTAGAACACAATATTAAGATAGGTAAAGACTGTCCTTATTATGAACCAAACATAAAAGAAGATTGCCTGTTAGAGCTTGACGGAGAGATTGTAGGGTTTTATATTAAAGATGTATCTAAGTATAGCGAAAGACTGAGCTTGTTATTAGCAGTTGCAGCTAAAGAGTTCAGGGGAGATAATGTTCCTAAAACTATTATGGATAGAATGAGTACAATAGCAAATGAGAAAGACAAAACTAAAGTACACAGCAGAGCAGCTTCAAGGGCTTTAGGTTGCAGCCAATACAGCACTATACTTGGTTCTATTGCCCCTAACCCTGTAATGCGTAGACCTTACCCTAACATATCAGCAGTTCATAGAGACAAGAAAGCTAATACATTCATAAAAGCAATGTGGGGAGCTTGTTTAGAAGCTGAACAAATCATTAAAGAAATAACTCCTGAGATATACGAAAGACAACAAGAACTATTTGCAGATGTAAAAGATGAATGGAAGTTTGGAACAATGTACACAAGCAGTATATCTAACTTTAATATATCAGCACCATTTCACAGAGATACAGGAAACCTTACAGAAACAGTAAACATAATACTAACTAAAAGGCATAATGCTAATGGTGGTTGCTTAAATGTGCCTGACTATAATTTAACATTTGAACAAGCAGACAACTCAATGTTAGTGTACCCTGCTTGGAGAAACGTACACGGAGTAACACCAATTAAACCAATAGCAGAAAATGGGTATAGAAATAGTTTAATCTTCTATCCATTGAAAGCATTTAAAGGAATATAATATGGACGAAAGTAGACACATAAAAAAGGAAAGCATTTTAAAAGCTTTAGAAAAGAGTTTAGGGGTGGTAACAGTTGCTTGTAAGTCAGCAGATGTTCCACGTTCAACATACTACAAATGGCTAAACGAAGACGAGGAATTTGCTAAACAAGTTCAGGACATTGAAAACATAGCATTAGACTTTGGTGAAAGCCAATTACATAAACAGATAGGTGACGGCTCAACATCAGCTACAATCTTTTTCTTAAAGACTAAAGGAAAGCGTAGGGGATATGTAGAGAAGTCCGAGTTAGATATAACATCAGGCGATAAGGTAATCAATATGCCTGTTATAACATTCGTAGACACTGATACTGAATAAGAAATACAATCCATTATTTTCATCTGACGCTAGGTACTTTATTATAACAGGAGGTAGGGGTTCAGGAAAGTCTTTTGCCGTTACAGTCTTTCTTACTTTACTAACTATGAGTAAAGGAATAAGAATACTCTTTACTCGTTTCACAATGACTTCAGCTCACCTATCAATTATTCCTGAGTTCTTAGAAAAGATAGGGCTGTTAGGGTTTGATGAAGTGTTCAGTATTAATAAAAAAGAAGTAGTCAATACAAAGAATAATTCAGATATTTTATTTAGAGGTATCAGGACCTCAGCAGGAAATCAAACAGCAAGTCTAAAATCTTTACAGGGAATAAGCACTTGGGTATTAGATGAAGCTGAGGAGCTTGTTGATGAGAATATATTTGACACTATTGATTTAAGTATTAGAGAAAAGGGAATACACAATAGAGTTATACTTATATTGAACCCTGTTACTAAAGAGCATTGGATATATAAAAGGTTTTTTGAGGACAAAGGCGTAGAGGGTGGTTTTAACGGCTTTAAAGACAATGTGTGCTATATCCATAGTACATACCTAGATAACATAGTAAACCTCTCACAGAGCTTCCTAGAGCGTATTAAGAGCATAAAGCATAGAAACTTTAAAAAGTATCAGCATAAAATACTTGGAGGATGGTTAGACAAAGCAGAAGGAGTTGTATTTGAGAATTGGTCAATAGGTGAATTTAATCCTGATGGCTTACAAACTTCTTGCGGAATGGACTTTGGCTTTAGTGTAGACCCTGATAGTCTAACAGAAGTTGCTATTGATAAAAGAAAGCGTAAGATATATTTAAAAGAACATATC